GCTGATGCCGCGCGCGAAACAACCAGCCAGAGAGTGAGATAAAGCGCGGCGCCCAATCGTTGCGCTCACAGCAACGAATTTGTTATACGGCAAATGGTAGCTGGGAGACCTACGGATCGCCGGCGCCGATGGTCCACAGACGCAGCTCCCCTGCAATTCTGCTGACAACCTCACCTGGCGCCCCATTGTCATCGACCGAGATCTCCAACGAGAACGACAGCTGCGCATGTCCTCGAGGCGGCAAGCTGCCAGACCACTCAACCTTGAAGATAAATCCAATGCCGCTTCCGCTGTAAACCAACCCTGCAGGAACAGCGCCAAGACCTGGTTGTATCGGCACAAGCAAAGTCGGATGCGTCGAAGCATATTCAAGCTTCCGCCAATATCCGAACGGCGCTCCCACCTTGTCCAAATCCTTACCAATGATCAAGAAGTTTGGGTTTGGCAATTCAATTGACTGGTTGTTATATGAGTCGTCAATACTCACTCTCGCGACTGCCGTACCATCTGGATTCTGTTCTATTGAGATAGCGATTACAGCTGAATATCCAGACCAATTCTGCGCATATGCATACATCCCTTCCCACGAACTGAACTCCCCAGCACATTCACCAATAACACGCATCGGCGGCGTGTCGTCATATCGCTTGTTCTTCCCGGCCACATAGTACTTGTCTGAACACCGTATCTTGATCGTGCTGTCCCAGGGCTCCATTGACCGCCCGGTCATTTCGCCCGTGTCCTCGTTCAACGTCACTCCGGGCGGCAACTGCCCCTCTATCAGCTCGTAGCGCAGAGGCGGCTCCCCGTAGTTGAAATCGGCCGGGTACGCCGACATCGTGCGCCAACGGTGGAAGTAGGTGATGTACGGCCACGTCTCATAGACCTGCTTCGGCGGGCACTTGCGCGGTTCGGCCGTGTAGCCAACAACCTTCGGCGAACCCCAATCCTGATTCGAGAACTCCACCACCACCCGATCATCAGTACCGAACCCGCGCGCGTCGCAGGTCATGTATTTGACCGGCACGTCGTGCAGCGTGCTGTCGCCGTTCACAGGCAACCGCTGCTGGGACGAATGCAAATCGTCGAGCTGCACCGTGCACGTGCCAGCGTCGTAGTCAATGCCGGTGATCGCGCCTGTCCGATGCGTCGGCTTGTGGCGCTGCACACCGGGCAGTATGGACACGTTGAAATAGGCTTGCTCTGGCGACATCAGTCTCGCATCCACAAATGCTCCTGGCGCGCCTAGCCCACTCGCGCCGGCCGGGGCGATCAAGAGCTTGCCGGTTTCAGCGGGCACGCTCAGCAGCCGCGCGTACCCGCCGATGGCGAGGGGGGTAGCGTCAGCGCGGTACATCTTGCGCGTCTCGATCACCTCGAGCGTCTCCCAGTACGCCGCCCGTTTGCGCGCCGTGTCCATCGCGTTCTTGAGCGTATCGCGCCTGCGCCGCAGAGGCTCGTGCGTCGCCTGCAGCTCGCGGTACTCCTTCAGCGCGTGTCGCCATGCTGCAGTATCGACGCCGGGCGACCCAGGCGGCAGATCGTTCATCGCAAGAGCTGCCGCCTCGTAGGCGGCCGTCACGACGGAAAGCGCAGCTGTCTCGTCCGAATCAGCCTGGTCTAGCTTCGGTTGCAGCGCATCCTGCGCCGCTTGCAGTTGCGCGATTACCTGCTGCATCGCGGCCGCGTAGGCCGCGCGCGTGGCCTCGCCGTAATCCAGCTCGACCGTGTATTCCTCTTGCGTCGTGCCAGCGATCACCTTTCCCCAGCTCACACGCGCCGCTCCCCGACGTCCATGTACGAATCATCGGCCATGCCGTACAAATTCATGAAGCCCACGACCATCGGTGCCCCCATGAACCACGCTCGCTGCGATGGCCGCAGCAGCCAGTCGATATTGCAACGCACGCGCAACCCGCTGTCGTACACGCTGGTCGTCCGGATGCCGGTCAGCGTGCGGTCATAGCGCGCGTCCGGGTCGGCTATCTCGGAGTAGGCGGAGAAGTACCCCGTCAGGCTCGCGCTGTAATTCGTCGCCCCGCGGTCGTAGCGCTTGGCTCCGATGGGGCACCGCACGATCTCGGTTTGCACAGGTGTGCCGTCGATCAACACGCCGAGCTTCGTCACGAAAAAATCTGTAGCCGCCTCAAGCACCGGAAGCAGATCGTGGATCGCGGGCACCACGCATTGCGCGTAGCACATGCTGCCCGTCTGCAGCGTCGCCTGCCACGAACTGATCGGCACCTCCACCGTGCCGCCTGGCGTCACCAGATAGCCGCGGTAGCGCGTCGGCGTGTCCGATGCCAGCCGCGCCGTGAAGTCTGTGAAGCCGAATGCCGCGGGCGCACCCAGGGGGCCGGTGTCGGCTGCGAGCGCCCCGATCGACACCCGTGCCGCCGCAGCAGGCGCCAGCGGCAACCCGCCATCGGCCAGCAGCGCACGCGGGTGCGCGCCCATGATCTGCGGCGACAACGGCAACCCGCTGTCGGCCACGAACGCGCCATGCCCCAACACCGCTTGCACAGCCGGCGACAGCGGCAACCCGCTGTCGGCCACGATCCCGGCCGCAGAATGCAGCGCCACCACACGCGGCGCCAGCGGCAGGCCAGCATCCGACAGCCGCCCGGCATCCGGCGAATCCACGCTCCACGTGCCGTAGGTGCTGGCCGCCGGCGGCCTCGTGTAGGCCGATGCGCCGTACCAGCTCGCGTGCGCGGCGTTATGGTCAGGGCGCGTGTACGCCACGTCAGGCCGGGATCACCCGGTCCATCAGGTCGTTGTACACCGTGCCGCCGTCGTCGTCGAGCACCACCCGCTGCACCTCGCCGGCCGGCACCGCGATTGAAAAAGCGCCCGTCCCGGCGGCGCTCAGCGTGCTGCCCAGCAGTTGCCCCGTCGCGCGCGAATACGCGCGCACCGTGCGCACGCATCCGGCGTTGGTATCGTCGTACACGTTGCCGCTGATCGTCTTGCTCAGCGGCCCCGGCGCCGGCGTGATCACCAGCACCGGGTGAATCATCGGCGGCACGCCTTCGAGCCTGCCTTTCGCGCCAAGGTCTGCCACGTCACCAGCCCCCGCTCGTTTCGATCACCATGCCGTAGCTGCCCATCAGCACGATCTGGAACGTCTTGCCAGTCAACGCGCCCCCGCCGCTGAACGTGTCCAAGTGAGTGAAGTAGGTGTACAGGTGCCCCAGGTTCCACAACCCCGGAATTCGCCCGCGCGTAATCATGCCAGCCTCCAGAGCCGTGATCTCGCTGATGTGCAGGCCGCCAGTCGCCGGCTCAGGGTACACAACCGCCGTCGCGCCGGAATTGCTCTGCCCGTACAGCGAGTTTCCGCGTTTGGCGAACTGGATCGCGCCGCCCGTCTGCGAGTAGCTGCCGGCCAGGTAGTGCCCCGCCAGCACAGCCGTGCTGTAGGCCGGTTGCGGAGTGCGCAGGAGCGTTGCACTGGTTGATGTCGGGCTCGTGTCCGTGCCGGCGATGACGAACCCGGAGTTAACGTCGCCTGAGATCACCGCATCAAGCTCTCCGAAACTGAGGCTCGAATCGCCGCCGCCATAGGTGCCGTAGGTCGTGCTTCCACCATGAATGAACAGGTGGAACACGCGGTTGGTGGCGTAGGCAATCCAAGGCCGCGCCGTCGCGTTGGCGCTGACCGACTTGCGGCAGTACAGCCCGCCGGCGAACAGGGCCTCTGTCGGGAACGGGCCAGTGCCGCTCAGGATGTCGGTCATATTCTTGTACCCGACGACGCGCGCGAGCTGCGCATTGCTGTCGTTCAACCACAGGTACAGGCTGCCGCCGCCGCCCTGCTTGTATGCGCCGTAGTTGCTCGCCGCGTACTCCTTGGTCCAACCGGCTGCGGCCTTGGCGCCATAGCCGTTGACCAGCACCGCGTCGAGCAACGCCACCAGCTTGCCGACTTCGCCGGTCAGCACCGGCGCCGAAGCGTCCGCGCTCGTGTAGACGGTTGGCGTCGCCATGTCAGCCGATCACCGCGCTCAGGATCTCGACCGGCCCGCCGGCCACCACCGCGAGCGTGTTCAGCACCAGCTTGCCGCTCACCGCCGCTACACCCTGCTGCGTTGGCAGCGCCAGGTGAACCACGCCGTCCGAGTCGCACACCTCGCCGTAGGCGGCGGTACCGTTGGCATTCGCCGACGTGTCCGGGCCGGCGATAGACAGCACCAGTTGCCCGGTCGTGCCGTTCACTGTGCCGCATGGGTCGTTGAGCGAGATTTCCGCCAGCAGCACGTCGGCCGCGTCGCGGATGCGGATACGGCCAGCGCCCGAGCCGGCGTCGACCAGCGTCCTGAACGCGGTATGCGCGTCGATTCGCGCCTGCGCGCTGTACGTGGCGGATGCGGGTGCGGGCATGTGCTCGGCTCCTTGTCAGTCGGCGGAAAGGCGCGCCACAACGAGCAGCTGCGCCTCGCAGGTTTCGGTTTTGCGGATGCAGCGCTCGGGCACTGCGGAAAACACGCCGTCGCGTGTCGCCACCACAACGCGCGAGTAGGTGCGCAGCAGCCGCGACACCGCCTCGAACGCCCCAGCATCGGCGGCGTACCACTCCATGCGCAGCGTCGTGTCGGCATCGGAATAGCCGCCGTCCGAAACGGCAGCGCCGCCGTCCAGCGTCGCGACACGGTTCGCACGCCGCGCGATCTCGTGCCTGTGCGCCTGCGGCGTCAGCGGCAGCAGCACGTACCCCGCCGGGTCGGCTATGGGCGCGGCGATCGCGGCGAGCATCACGTCGTCACACCCCGAGCAGCATCTTCAGCCCGTCCTGGTTCACGCGGGTCTGTATCGACTTCAGAATCTCCCACATGAACGCCTCGAGGTGCGGCTGCAGCCCGGTGCCGTCTACCTTGATCAGAGGATTGCCCTGGATCAGCGCCTGAGTCTGCGCGCGCATGTGCTCGATCTGCGCGGCCGTCAGCTCGCGCTGCATTTCGAGCGCCTTGTCGCGGCGCATGTTCTCCTGGTTCAGCTGCTCGGCCACCAAGCGGAAATTGTCGGTGTTCGGCGTCAAGTCGCCAAGCGCACCCATCGCCTTGCCGATGATGTCACCAGTCGAGTTGATCGTCGTGTTGAGCGAATCGAACGCAGCCTGGATGCGCTTGGTCTGTTCCTGCACGTCGGCCACGTTGAGCTGCACGCGCGCCTCGACCAGCTTGATTCGCTCGTTCGACGCGATCTTCTCCATCTCGATCGCGTACTTCTGCGCGCGCTCTTCGGCCTTGCGCGCGGCTTCCTCGCTCTTCTTCAGCTCGTCGGCCTGGGCCTTGGCCGAGCCGCTGGCCTTGTCCAGCGCGGCCTGCAGCTTGCCCTGCTTGTCTCCCAGGGCCACCGTCGCCGCGCTGAACTCGTCCGCGCTCATGCGGCCGTTGACGAATGCCGTCGTCAGCGCGCCGCCTATCTTGCTGATGTCGTCGATCGTCCCGGCGTCCTTCAACGCCACCTTCAGCCCGGCCAGGATCTGCGCGCCAGACACGGCAGGGTTCTTCGCCAGATCCTCGAAGGCGTTGAGGACCTCTCCCAGCGGCTGCTTGATCTGCTCGGGCTTGATGCCGAGCGCCTTCAGGCTGTCGGCCAGTTTGTCGGACTCGCTCTTGTTCTCGCGCAGCAGGCGCGCAGTCTCTGCGGCGGACTGATTTGTCCCGCCCAACGCGTCGCCAGCCGTCGCAGCCGTGCGCTTTGCCTCGTCGTGATAGCCAAGCATCGCGTCGCGCGCGCCGCGCGTGCTGTCGGCCGCCTTGTTCATCGCCGCGTCGATCGCGTCGCCAAGCATCGAGAAGTCGCGCGACACCACCGCGCCGGCCACGGCTCCCGTCACCTCGCCCAAAAGCCTGAAGCCAGAAACCGCCCCAACCAACGACGCCGTGACGACCTGCAGCCCCTTCGTCAGCCCGTCCATCACGCCCGCGTCGCCGAGCTGCACAAACGCATCGTTCACCGCGTTCTTCAGGCGCGCCAGATTTTGCTCGAAGGTGTTGAACTCGACCGACGCGAGCCCAGCGTTGAGCTGCTCAGCGAACTTCAGGAACTCGGCTCCGCCGATCTGCCCGGCGCTGATCATCTTGTACAGCTCGCCGGTGCTGATGCCAAGGGACGATGCGAAGTTGTTGAAGAAGCCAGGCATGCGCTCGGCAATCGACTTCAGGTCCTCCAGCTCGAACTTTCCCTTGCTGATGCCCTGGGCGAGCTGCACCATGATCCCGTTGGTCTCTGCGCTGCTGCGACCCAACGACGCCATCGTGCCAGCCACCGCCTCGAAGATGACCTTGGTTTTCTCGCCCTCGAATGCGCTGCCCTTCGTCGCTGCGCTGAACGTGAGGAAGCCCTCGGCCGCATCTTTGACGCTGATTCCCAGCTTGTTCGCCAGGTCGCGCACGTAGTCAAATTCCTTCTTCGCGCCCTCGGTGCTGCCCACGATCTGCGTCATGCCGAGCCGGAACTTCTCGGCCTCTACGTTGGCGTCGATGAACTCTTTGACCACCACAGACGCGGCCAGCGCCTTGAAGGCGGTCGTCAGCATCGCCGCCTTGCTGCCGCCGCGCTCGAGCTCGTCGCCGAGCTGCGCCGCCTTGGCTCGAGCCAGATCGTTCTCCGCGCTCAGCTTCCCGGTCGCCAGCAGCAGGCGTTCCTGCTCGGTTCCGGTGTAGGCGAACTTCTTCGTCAGCAGCTCCTGCCCCTGCGCCACGGCCTCGGTGTTGCCCGTCAGTTGCCCGTAGGCGATCTTCAGCGCAGCCACCTGCGTCTGCGTCTTCTCGAGCTGCAGCACCGCCTCGTGCTGCTTGCTGCCGAGGTTCTGCGTCGCGGCCGCGGCCGTGTTCACCCCGGCGGCAGATCCGCTCGCCGCCTCGCCCACCGTGCGCACCGTTTCGGCCAGCTTGGCCGTCACCGCGGTAGCGTTGTCAGTCGCCTTGAAGACGATGCCGACGGTCTTGTTCAGGTCCGCCACCTACCGCCCCCCTTCGCGCCGCTGCTGATCGGCCTGCGCCTCGTAGTACGCCACCCACAGAGACAGCTCGTCCGCCGTCACGTACCCCTGCGGGATCACGTCCGGCCGGTGCTGGTGCAGGAAGCCGCCGCGCTGCTCGATCAGCTTCATCGTCAGGCGCAATCCGCTGTCGTCGGCGAGGCGGCGTCGGGCTTTGGGAGGTCGAAGCCCTGCCCGGTCAGCTCGACAATCTTGTTGGTGATGACGTAGAAATCGATCGCGAAGCGCTCGGCCAGCAGCACCGCTATCTCCATCGTCACCGCCGGCTCCACCGATCCGGCCACCAGCATTTCCAGCCGCTTCGCCACCTCGCCCGGCGTGTTCGCGCTGCTCAGCCCGAGCGCCTTTCGCGCCGCATCCACCGCCTCGCCCTTGCTTTGCGCCGCGGCCAGCGCGCCCATCAGCATGTCGATCGAGCTGTTGCGCTTCTCCGCATCCTGCGCGCGCGCGAACTCCGATGCCGTCAGCCCGCGCACGGTCCACCGCGGCGCCTCGCCGGCGTCAAAGAAGGGCGCCAGCGCCGGCAGGTCGAGCGTTTCGGTGCGCGGCCGGAAGGCGGCCTGGGCGAACTTCTCCGCGTTGAAAGCCATTTGCATCCTCGTAAAAAACGGCCCCGGGTCGCTGCGTGTGCCGCGCTGCGCCGGGGCCGGAAGGCCGGCATGCGGCCGGCAGGGGAGGGGATCGGTCGGCGGCCGGTCAGCTCGTCACTTCACGCGCGGCGGCCGACGACGAAATCGTACATGCCGCCTGGATCGAATCGCCAGCGGGGAACGTGCGCGAAATCCCGAGCTTGCCCTGCGTCAGCAGGTACGGGCTCGCGTAGCGGTCGGGGAAAAATTTGAACCACAAGATCTGGTTCTTCAGCGAAACGAGCGCATCGCTGACGCCATCGTTCAGGTACGCGACGAACGCGCCCTGCCCGAGCGTGCTCGATGCGCTGCCAAGCGTGGTGCCGTAGATCGGCGTGCTGCTCACGCTGTGCGTCGTCTCCGGAGGAACGAAGTCGCTCGCCAGCGCCACGTCGGCGAAGATGGGCGACGCGTAGCTGGCGAACACCTTCTTCGGCGCCGGCCCGGTGTGGATCGCATCCAGTGCAGCCAGGAACGACACCGTGCCGCTGTCGTAGCCAACCGTGTACAGCGGGAAGTCGGCGCGCTCCTGGTGCAGCCCCACTACCTGGTAGATCTCGCTCGCGGCCACCGCCGCGGACGCGCTGGTGGTCATGCGCACCTGCGCGATCTCGACCGAGTCCACGGGGATCAGCGGCGGCCCGCCGGCGGCGCCGCGCGACTCGCTGAAGGCTGCGCTGGCGCCGTCCGTGCCCGCCACCACCACCACCGAGGCAGACGCGTCGACCGTGATGCTGCACACCTTCGACACGTTGGCAGAAGGCCGCGTGATCGTCGGCGTAGCCGCGCCCACCGCCGCCACCACGCCGTTCAGGTTCGTCGTCAACGCCGCGACGGTAACCGTGTTGACGCTCGCATGCGTGCTGACCGCGCCGCCGGTCAGCAGCCCGTTCGGTCGCACCACCGGCGCGTAGCCGCTGCGCTGGCTCCACAGCGTGGCCGCGCTGACGAACTTGATGCGGTCGGCGCCGGCAGTCAGCGCCGCCATCGCCGCCACCGACTGGCCGCCCTCGTATTGCAGCTTCGCGTTCTCGGCCGTAGGCATAAGGGATCTCCTTCTGGGTCAGTGCAGAGTGTGGCCGCTCACGCGCCCATCACGCCCTGCAAGGTGAACATCAACGGGTAGTAGCTCACATCGGCGCCGTAGCTCGGATTCGGGCCGGCGCGCCAGACAAAGCCACGCTTCGCGCCTGGCGGCACGTAGCCATGCAACGCGGCCACCACCCGTGGCAGCAGCACGCCGGCCTTCGCCGCAGCGCCGTCGGCGTCGGGCCGTGCGCTGCGCACGGCCACCGCCACCAGCCAATCCTGGTCGCAGTTCAGCGGGCGGGTGTAGACGTTCGTACGCACGTCCGGCCGCAGCGCGTCGAGCATCACGATCGCCGCCGGCAGCTGGCGCGGGTGCGTCAGGCTCGGGTCGAACTCGTCCACCGTCATCACGCGGCGCAGGTCGGGCACCATCGCCTCGAGCCGCTCGCGAATCACCGCCCCCGGCCACAGCGCATTGGCGTCCCACAGCTCATCGATCTCGCCGGCCATTCACAGCGCCTCGCGCCCGAAGGCCTTGCCGCCGCGCTCGAACAGCGGCAGGTCGCGCGCAGGCTCGGCAGCCGCCGCGCCTGTGGCGTCCACGCCAAGCGGCAGCGCGCCGGTCTGGATGTCGCGCAGCGTCTTGCGTGCGGCGTCGAAGCGCGCCTGCACCCAGCTCGGCGGCTCGGTCTGGTAGAGGTAGTAGTGCGCCAGGTCCAGCCCGATGTAGCGCAGCACCTCGGGCACATGCGCCAGCGGCACCGGGTAGCGCGCGCTCAGCGCAGCGGCGATCTCCACATTGGCGCGGTCGCAGGTGCGCTGCGCCACCGTGTAGTCCACCTCGCCCGCGCGCGGCGTGCCGACGTCGGTCAGCTCGGTCAGCTCGGCCTCGCCGAACTCGTCGACCAGCGCCTGCGGCTCCACGTAGGCGGCGATGCTCATCGCGGCTGCCCCCGGCGCGTGGCGCTACTGCTCGGCGTCGGCCGGCGCCACAACGCCAGCTTCCAGCAGCGGACCGGCGTCGTCGTCGTCCAGGTGCACCGTATCGCCGATCGCGTAGCGGATGTGGTCGTGCTCCAGGTTCCTCAGCACCCGGTACGCCGGCAGGCCGCCATCTGCGGCCGCCGCGGCGGCCTTGCGCTTGCTCGTTGCCATGTTTGTGCTCCCGTCAGGCCACCGCGTTCTGGAACCAGTAGCCCAGATCGGTCGCGCAGACCACTTCCTTCACGCGCTCGCCAACGCGCACGATCTCGCCGCCGTTGTACCCGCGCTTCTCGTCCGCGATCGAGCCCGCCGTGCGGCCGCCCCACTGCGCCGTGAACCCGAAGGTCACGCCCGCCTGCGGGCCCGCCGCGCGGTCGCGGTAGATGAACGCGGCGTGCTTGCCCCACACGCGCGACGTGGCGGCCGTCTGGCCCTTCTTGGCCGAGTTCACGAAGCCCGCGCCGACGTAGACATCGGACAGCTCGAAGAAGTCCGCGAACTCCTGCCGGCTCACCAAGCCGGCGCCCTGCGCCGTGCCCTTGATCGCCTGCACCAACTTCGGGTGCCGGCGCGTCTTGGTCCAGGCGGCCTGGCCGAACACGGCGATGTTCGGCCGGTAGATCGGGACGTCCAGCGCATCGCTGATCGCCGCCACCGGGTCCGCGCCCGACTCGTTCCACTGGCTGCCGGCGCTCAGCGCCACCTGGTTGCCGACGGCGTAGCTGTTGGTGTTGAACACCAACGCGGCGGCGCGGATCTCGCGCGCCAGGTTCAGCAAATGCGTCTGGTACGCCACGGCGGTGCCGCGCGGGTCCACGCCCTGGTTGTCGGCCTCGATGTCCTCGTTCGGGATGAAGTCGTCCAGCGCGTAGTCCACCACCCGGTCGGTCTGCTCGGTCGCGGTGAACTCGACCTCTGTCGGGTAGCTCTTGCGGCCGACCTTCAAATCGGGCACCGAGAATCCCTGCGCCAGGTCGTACTTCTGCCACTTGAACTCGGCCGCGGTCGGCGTCAGCGGCAGCACCTGGTCGGCGATCAGCGCCACATCCGGGTTACGGTAGGCCAGCGCGATCGCGGTCATGCGCGCGTCGATGGGGAACGGGCGAGTCGCCATGTGAATCTCCGGTGGTCAGTAGGTGGGGGGCATCAGCCCTGCATGATGCCGGGCGCCAGCAGCACCGGGATCACGTCGCCGCTCTGGCCGCTCATCAGTGCGCGGCCGATCACGGAGTTGTTCGCGCCGGCCGCCGGCGCTGCCGCCACGCCCTGGCCGCTGCCGTTGCTCGTCAGCAGCGCCCCGCGCGTGACGTTGCCGCCGATCGAAACCTCGGCGATGCCGGCCATCACAACGTCGCAGCGTTCGCCGGCCGAAGGCGCCACCGTCTCGACGACGCCGATGAGCAAGTCGCTGACCGCGGCGCCCTGCACCACGTAGTCGTCGGTGGAGCCGAACTTGACGATGCGGTAGGAGGCGATGCCCGCCTCGGCGATCAGGTTCTTCGTGAGGGTCTGGTTCGACATGGTGTCTCCGTGTGGTGGTTACTTCGCCGCGCCGCTCAGCACGGCATCCACCGCCGCGGCGGTGCTGATTTCAACGCCGGCGGCGAGCTGCGCCGTGCGGTACGCCTGCGCGCGCCGCGCGACCTCGGCCGGGCCAACGTCGCCGGCGTTGCCGCCGCGGTCAACGCCGCCGCTCTGGCCGGCCAGGCCGGGGATCACCGGCGCGCAGGCCACGAAGGCCTGCAGCGCCGCGAAGTCCGTGCGCCCGAGGCCGAGCGCCCAATCGCGCTGCGCCGGCACCAGCCTGTGCCCGCCGATCGCGCCGTCCACCAGCTCGGCAACGTCGCGCTCGACGATCTGCGCCGACAGCGCTGCCACGCGGCCCTGCAGCTCCGTCACCTGCGCCAGCGTGGCCGCGTCGGGCGAGCTGCGCACCTGCGCCAGCGCCGCCAGCGCGGCCGCTTCGTCGGCGCCGTCAGCCAGGCCGAGCGCCGCGGCCACAGCCTGCGGCAAGGACGGGCGCTGCTCGAGCGCTGTCAGGGCGCCGATGCGTGCCGTGATCTGCGCGTCGGTGGCGTCGGCTGCCAGCGCCAGCGCCGAAAGGATGGCGGTCAGTTCCATTCGAAGGCCTTTCTCGGTTTGCAACGATGCGAGTCCAGGTTCCGGCGCCAGTGCCGCGAGCGCGGCAACCACGGGCTGCATGCCCACGATGGCCGGCACGCTCACCAGCGCGGCGTTGTGCAGCCCGACGACGCGGTGCTGCGCGTCGTACAAGATGACGGGGCTGATGTAGCGGTACTCGTTGGCCGCGATCAGCCCGCGCGCGCGCTCGGTCCAATCCACCCGGGCGAACAGGCCCTCGCCGGCCACCCAATCGACGCGGGTGATCCAGCCTGCCGCCGGTGCAGGCTGGCCGTTCGACTTCGCCAGCAGGGTCTGGTGCTCGTAGTCGATGCTGATCGGAGTGCGCGCGGCGACCGCGTTCAGCCGCTGCGCCAGCGCGGCGCCGGCGGCATCGTCCAGCCGCCACATCTTGCCGTCGCCGGGGCGGCCGTCGCGCGCGGCGAAGTCGCCAGCCGGCAGCAGCTGCGCCTGGCCGTTGGCCAGCAGCGGCAGTGCGGAGGCGAGCAGGGCGGCGGCGATGCGCATGCCGCGCACTTTGCCGCACACGCGCGACGGCGCCAATGCAAACCGGATTGCAACTCGTCACCCGCGGCGACGGCCGCATCCAAACGGACGCCGGCGCATCGCGCTGTCCGGCCTGGCCGGGTACGGCGCCGCACGGCTGCTGTCGTGGTGGCGCCGCGCGTGACAGCCCCTGCGCCGCGCCACGCGGGCCCACGCGGCCCGATCGCGGCGCGGCTGGTACGACGGGGCCAGCTCGAGCGTGCGGCGATCCTGGGGCCGCTATTCGCGCCCGCGCGGCCGGCCCGGCGATCTGGCGATGCCGGCCGCCGCGCACAGCCGCTGCGACTGCCGCATCGACAGGCCGTAGCGCCGCGCAACATCCGGAGGCGCCGGCACGCGGCCGGCGGCCAGGCCGGCCGGCAGCGCCGGCCATCGCTTGCGGCGGGGCCTCATGGCGCGCCGCCGCCGTCGGTGAAGTGCGCGGCGCCGACCGTGTTCCAGTCGGCATCCCGCAGCAGCAGGTACAGCGACAGCGGCCGTCATGCGGGCTGCTTTGCGGGCCTGCCGACCGGACGGCGCGCGATGACGGCCGCCGCGCAGCTGCGCCCGCCGACGCGTCAGCGGCCACCGGCGCAGCTGCGCGGCCACCGGCGCAGCTGCGCGGCTACGGGCGCAGCTGCGCGGCTACGGGAATGCGATCGTGCCGCGGCCGGCGGCGGCGGCCGTCATGCGGGCTGCTTTGCGGGCCTACCGACCGGACGGCGCGCGATGCCGGCCGCTGTCGCCGCGCGGGTCGAGCGCGCCTAACCCGTCATTCGAGCGGGCGGCTTCGCCGCCGTTCAATTTCACGTTAGAGCGCATGTCGTACCCCCACGTTTGGGGGTTGCGTAATACGCCACGATGGCGTATAGTCTCCACATCGACGCAGCAATTCCTCTGTGTCGCAACCTGGAGATGGCGATGAACAAGCAAGTGGAACTGACGGTCAGGGCGAAGGCGTTCAGCTCAGAGGGCGTCCGCGAGAATCGCGTGCTGGTGGAGGGCCAGTCCGTCCGGGTGTATGACTCGGTGGCCGGCTACTACACCACCTGCCACAGTCTCAGCGCGGCGGCGCAGAGACGCATCATCAAGCTCGCGCAGCAGGCCGCCTGATGGCAGGCCGCCCATCAGCGGCGGCCGAAAGGGCCGCCAAGTGGCTCGCTGCCGATGGGGGGCGCACCGCCTCCCAGGCTGCCGCCAAGTTCGGCCTGTCGCTCCGGCAGGCGCAGCGCCTCGTGCAGCAGCTCGGCAGGGCGCGGCCAGTCGGTCGCCCGCCAGTACCGCGGCACACCTACGGCCACGACGCAGACCCCGGCTTCTGATGTCGGCGCGCGACCCACTCCAACACCCTCGCGGCCCTCACCCCGGCCCGAACAGATCGTCCAGGAACGCGACGATCTCGTCCTCCAGGTCGCGCTCGTCCTCGGCGCCCAGGCGGCCTGACTGCCAATCGGCCAGGAAGATGCCGCGCCGCGCCATGCGCTTCGTTCCGGTCTCGTGCAGCAGCGGGATCGCCCAGCGACCACCGTCTGTCAGCCGGTCCATGCCAACCTGCGCCCAGGTGTCGCCGCCAACCGCGACCAGGCTGCTGCGCATGCGCCCTGTGCGCTCGAGGATCGTGCCGCGGCGCCGGTAGATGCCCGTCTTGGCGTCGGTGTCCTCTTGCCGATAGCGTTCGACCGTCGCTGGACGCAGCTCGTCCCATTTGTGACCGGACGGGTCGCGCTTGTAGTCGAAGCGCCGTTCGATGTTTCCCTTGAGCACGTCGGCCAACGCCTGCATCAGGTCTCGCGGGCGACTGATCCGTCCGACGGCGCGCGCCAGCGAGGTGCGCAACTCGTCCGCGCCCTCTACCTCGATGCTCTTGTTCGACGCCACGCCCAGACCCTACAGCCCCAGCGCCTCGATGCGCCGGCAGGCGGTGTCGAAGTGCCGCTGCTCGATCTCCACTCCGACGAAGCGCCGCCCAGATTGCAGCGCGGCCACGCCGGTAGACCCGGAGCCCATGAATGGGTCCAACACGACGCCACCTGGCTCTACGCATTCGACCAACCGCTGCATCGTCGCAACCGGCTTCCCTGCCAGGTGAAACTTTTCCCGATGGTTCACGCGCTCGCGAATGACGCCATCCCACGGACCACCATGCGTCGCAGCCGCCAGCCTCCCTTTGCTGCCCCACACGACGTACTCCGACTGGTGCCGGAAGTAGCCCTTGTGCGGAGCGCGTGAGGAAGACGTCTTGTCCCAGACCACCACGCCACGCCACACCGCGCCGGCCGCCTGTATGGAATCGCACAGCGCAGGCAATTGGCGCCAGTCTGTGAAGCTCATCACATATCCACCATCCCGCAGCTTGTCGAGCGCAGCCGACATCCAGAGCACAACCCAAAGAGACCAGCCCCTGGAATCCCTGGTATCGCCGCAAAATTCCGTGTTGTGGACTACATGCTCGTAACCACCCTGCACGTATTTCGAGACGCACGACTGCTGACGATCGCCGCGAAACAGCCCTCCAGAGCTGTACGGCGGATCGGTGATCATGGCATCCGCGGCCAGATCGAGTCGCGGCAGCAGCCGCAGGCAATCCCCCCGCCACAGCACCGCCCGCCCGCCGGCCAGCTCCACGCGCTCGCAATCCAACGCGGGACTCTTCACGACATCACTCACGGCTCTCCATCCTTCTTCTTCGGCAGATCGGCGCGGCGCGCCAGCTTGCCCAGCTCGGCCATGCGCGCCTCGCCGACGTTGTACGCCCAGCCAGGATCGATCCCGGCGGGCACTTCCGCCTCCTGCCCGGTGCGCCGGTCCAGGTAGCGCACCATCTCGACCGGCGGCGCCTCGGTCACGATCTTGAAACCGTCGCTCCGGTAGCGCTCCAGGTCGCGCTCGCTGACGCTGATCGCCCGGCAGCGGCACCGCCAGCCGTTCGGCGGGTAGTGCGTGTGCCACCACGGGTCGTCGACCGGCAGCGCGACTCCGTCCCACGCAGCGTGGCTGATCCGCACGCGTTCGTCGCGCATCGTCCGGTACAGCAGATAGGGCCTGCGCTTCTTGGCACGCTGCGCCGCCTGCCATTCGCCGGCGGCGTAGCTCACGCGCAGGTTCGTGTCCAGGATCAGCCTCAGCCGCGCGTCGTCGAAGCGCGTGATGCGCTGCTCGCCGGTCAGCGGGTCGGTGATCGCCACGTCGCCCCACCAGCCCTTCTTCACCAGCTGCGGGCGCAGCGCGGCGGCAAAGTCGCCGAAGCTGCGGCCGCTTGCGATCGCGTCGGCCACCAGCACGCGCACCACATCCAGCAGGTCCTGCTCGGCGATGCCGGCCACCATGAATGCGGCCGCGTGCTCGCTTTGCCAGACGTCCCACCAGCTGAAGGTCGGCTTCAGCAACTCGCGCGCCACGAACGCGGCGAACGCCGCGCCGGGCGTGCCGGTGCCCAGCACGATGCGGGCGAGCGTGTCGGCGGCGTTTGCGGCCATCGCGCGATCGTAGGCCTACAGCGGCGGGTGCACGCGCCGCGCCGGCGCGGCCGGCGGCGTGCACTCGCTGATGGGGATGTACCCCGCGCAGCGCTCGCCCGGCCAGCGCGGCGGCCACTGCTTGGCGCCGTCCACCAGGCCGCCGCCGGCGGCCGGCAGCGGCGCATGCAGCCGCCCGCAGGTGGGGCCAAGCGCCGCGCAGCCTGGCCGGCAGCGCGCCACGTCGGCCGGCAGCCACGGCGTCATGCCCACACCCACCAGAACGCGGCCAGCGCCACCATCATCACGTTAGCCGGCTCGCGGTACGCCGCCAGTGCGTTCTCGCTGCCGCTCAAGTACACGGCCGCCAGCGTCTCTTGCAGCGTCGCGCCGCTGTTCACCATGTCGGTAAAGATGCCGAGCGCAATGCGCTCAATGCACTCCCGCGCCTCGGCAGGCAGCGCCACGGGGTTCATGTTCACTGGGCGCGGCCGGTAGCCGCGGGCGCGTGCGTGCTTCTCCAGCACGCTGCGGTGCATCGGGCGCAATGCGTCGGCGCGGCTCATGCTCAGAACGTGGTCGGTTGCGCCACGCCGCGCGTCAGGGCCATCAGGCCGGTCTGCAGGTCGGTGGCGCCGATGCTCACCCACCGCTGGTCCAGGCCATCGGTTGCGCGGAGCTTTGCCACCAGCTCGCCGAGCTTCACGCCCTCGGCCTTGATCTCGTTCATCAGCGCAGCTTCCGCCTCGTTCAGTTGGCGGTATCCGGTGATCTTCGGTTGCACGAAAGTTTCCATGTCGTTCCTACGTTGTGCCGCTTTTCGGGGGAGCTGGCTAACCCCTCGCTCAACTTGACGGCCTACGGCCGCAAGTTAGCTCGAACGATCAGCATCACCGCCGCGCCCCCGCCTCACCGCCCAGCTCGAGCCCGGCCTCGCCGAACAACCGCGCCCCGAAGGCGGCGCGCGCCAGCCGGTCGGCCATCGGCTGCGCGTCCATGAGCCGCGGCAGTCCAGGAAGCCGCTGCGCGAAGGCCTCGAGGCTTTCACCGGCCGCAAGCGCCTTTTCCGCCTCGGACAGCAGCGGCTGCACCATCGGCTCGAGCATCGGGCGCCAGTGCGCCAGCTCGGCGTCAACCAGCACATCGATGGCGTCGCGCGGCGGCCCCGGCGGCGCACCGGGCGCGCTCGCCGCCAGCGGCGCCGCGTCTTGCGCTTGCGCAGGGTCGCCGTCGCCGGGCGCACTACCCGTGCCGCGGCCGGCGCCCACACGCGCGGGCAGCATGGCCGTGAGGATCGGCTCGGACTCCTCGGCCACAGGGATGCGCAGCTTCTTGTGCGCCCACTCCACCCCGATGCGCAAGCCCGCCGCCGCCAGCCGCGGCAGGTTGGCCGCGTACAGCGCCATGTCGTCGGCGTCGGCGGTATCCAAACAAAAGCGCGGCAGCCGCGACGGCTCCACGCCAGCGTGGTTGATGAGGCAGTACGCGCGGATGAGCTGCGTGTTGATCGAGTACTCGACCTGCCGCGCGTCCGCGTTGCGGATGTCGAACCGCACCTCGTTGTGCACCGTCGCCAGCGCCTGCGTGCCGTGCTGGCCCTCGCTGGCGGTCAGCGTCTGGCCCAGGATCACCCGCGACTCGATCGCCTCCATCCTGTCCCACATCGCCGTGAATGGCACCGCGCTGCCGTCCGCCGCGCGCTGGAAGTCGATCGCCATCCCCTGCGGGATGATGCCGGCCGCGTTGTGGCCGATGCCCACCACGGCCGCCAGCAGCGCCTGCTTCTCGCTGTCGCTCGCGCCCGCCGGGTACTTGCCCAGGCGCAGCGGCAAACCGAAGATCTCGAGGAACTCGGCCAGGTCGCGCACGCTGTAGTGCTTGAACAGGTACGGCCAGGCCAGCACGCGGCACAGGCTCGAACGGGTGGCGTAGCCGCTGCGCGCGTGGTGCTGGTGCATCAGCCAGCCGAAGGGCTGCAGCGGCTCGGCCGCGCCGTTCAGCCCGCGCAACGCGCCGGGCCCGCCGCCGGCGGTAGGCGCGCGCAGCATCAGCGTGCTGCGGTCCTCGGCCACGGTGAACCAGCGCTGCGGGCGCCACGTGAATGCGGGCGTCAGACGGTTGCGTCCCAAGCCGGGCTCGGGGCTCCACACCAGCTCGTGTGCGGCGAAGCCCTTGAGCACGCCGTCCATCATGCCCAGCAGCACGTCGCCCAACTCGGGCAGCCCGCGCAGCCACTCGCGCACTTCGGCAGCCAGGCTTTCCTCGGCGGCGCTGGCGCCGTCGGGCGCATGCACGTCCCACTCGAGCACGCTGACCGCGCCCTTGCGCTTCGCCATCTCGGCGTACAGGTGCCCGTCGCGCTCTTCCATGTCGTCGGCGAGCTCGAGCATGCCGACCAGGTTGCCGCCCTCGGCCTGCGTCAGCAGCGCCTGCAGCCGCGCCGGCGTGATGCCGCGCGCCGGGTGCGCGTCGAACTCGCGCTTGAGGTTGCCGACGCGGCTGGTCTGCGCCTCGCGCAGCGCGCGCGTGTCCACCCGGCCGCCGAAATGGTCGGTGATCGCCCCGAGCCCGGCCGTGAACCTGCCCGCCACCGTCTGCCACGCCTGCCTGATCATGCGCGCACCCCTTCTGAAAATACGGCCCCTGGGGCGTTTTTGCGGTCGCGTTGATAGGCAGGTAGCCACCGCCCCCAGATCGCGGCTTGGCGGCCCATTTGGACGCGTTTGGACACGTGTCCAAACCGCGTGCAGATCCGCCGCCGGCTCACAACCCAGCCTTCCGGCCGATTTGGCCGTCCGCGCGCTGCCACGCCCAGGCGCCGAGCCCGTCGTCGTCGGCGCCCTCCCAGTCGGCGCGGCGGTCTGGCGCCGGCGTCCAGGCGATCTCGCCGGCCTCGCGGTGCCAGGCGTACTCGGCCATCAGCAGCGCCACTGCGAAGTCGCCGTGCCGGCGCGCGCTCTTGCTCCCGCCCTCGGCTGCCATCGCGCGCGCCGCAGCGCTGGCCGTGTTCTGGCGCGGCACCATCGGCACGCCCTGCACCAGCGCGATCGCGCGCAGGTCGTCGCGCAGCGCGTCGTCGCGCGGGATGCCGTGCAGCGTGCCGTCCTGCAGCCCGGCCCTGAGCTTGGGCATGTGCGCCAGGTACCAGCCCGCGTTGATCTTGACCTGCTCCACCATCTCCACGCCCCAGCGCTGCGCGGCCGCTTCGGCAAGCGCCGCGCCGTTGCCCGTGGCATCCATCGCGCCGCCGCGGAACCGCGGCAGCGCCGCGATCACCGCGAACAGGATCTGCTGCTGGGAGCTGAACGGGCAGTTCGCAAGCTCGAGCACCAGGCGCACGCGGTGGCTCAGGTCGCCGTCCTCGGCCAGCACGGTGATCACGCTCAGGTCGGCGCTGCGCGCGAAATCCTGCCCGAACACGTGGCGCCGGTCGCCGTCCAGCCGGCGCAGGTGCGGCAGCACGTGCTCGGCCAGCCAGCCGTCGATCGCGTAGCGGCGTACCGCCTCGTCCAGGTACGCGAAGCCGTCGTCCCAGCGCCCGCGCACCAGCGCCGGGCCGTCCGGGTTGTCGGGGCCCCAGGCCGGCACCATGCGCTGGCTGATCAGCGCCAGCGACAGGTACCTGCCGCCCGAAGCGCTCGGCACAACGTCCAGCTCCTCGGCGGCGTCGTCGCCGTAGTAGCGATAGGCGGCGCGCACCCACTCGTCCTCTCCGGCCTGCGTCCATTCGATGCCGCGGCGCAGGCACACGCGCCGGTACAGCCCCTGCGCCACCGCCTCGCCGAAGGTCACGCGGTGCACCGTGGCGCCGCCGCGCCGCCCGGCTCGCACCTCGTCCACCAGCTGCGCAAAGGCGTTCTCCACGCCGTCGTGCGTGCTGATGATGCGCACCCGGCTGCCCCACAGCAGCAGCGCCAGCGCGGCCTTGAGCATGCCGGGCAGGTCCGAGTGGAACGCGGCCTCGTCGATCACCACCGTCCCCTGCTTGCCGCGCAGGTTCGTCGGGCGGCTGCTCAGCGCCACGATGCGGCAGCCGGTGGCCGGGAACTGAAGCTCGAAGGTCTTGATGCTGCGCGCGCCGCCGTCGGCGTACAGCCCCTGGCTGATCTGCCCGGCAGCGAAGTCGAAGGCCCGCGCCCACATCGCGCAGGCCTCGATGTACTCGCGCCCCATGTCCTCGGTGGCGCTGATGTACATCACGTTCTCGGGCATGTCCTCGCGCGCGGCGATGGTCACGTCGTCGGCGGCCTCGGCCCAGGTCAGGCCCACGCGGCGGCCCTTCTCGCAGATCTTCAGCGCCGCCTCGTCGGCGATCCACGCCTGCTGGTACGGCAGCAGCACCGCCGGCGGCATGGCCTCGCCCGGCGCCGGCGCGGCCAGGTCGAGCAACCGGTCTGCGCCGCTCATTGCCGGTCGCCCCACTTCACGCGGCCGCTGAACAGCGGCGGCGGGCATGTCTTGTGGCGCGGGTCGGTGGGCACGTAGCTCACCACGCGCACGTGGCCGTGCCGGAACTCGGCGTACAGGAAGTGGGGGAAGCGCCCCCAGCGGCTGCCGCGCACCACCACGTAGCCGATGCGCCCGCGCCGCAGCCACATCCACACGGCCCAGAACAGGCAGTTGCTGCGCGCCGGCTGCACCGCATGGCGCGTGCGCTCAGGCAACACCAGCCGCATCCGGCGCGCGCTTGACGATCCCCAGGATCGACGCGCGGATCTCGGACACGGTGCGCGCATCCATGCCACCCTTCTTGGCCAGCTGCGCCACGCGCGCGGCCGCGTCCTGTGCGCGCTTGTCGAGCTCGTCTGCCCAGCGCGCCTGGTTGACGCGGCTGCGGCTCATGCGGCTCAGGCCGAGCGCGGCGTCGTTCATCACGCCCAGGCGCTCGACCGGGTCGTCGATCTCGTCGCTCTCGCGAATCTTGAGCAGCAGCTCGAACACCTCGCTCTGCACCAACGCCATTGCCGCGGCGCTGCGGTGGTCGCCCTCGTCCGGCGCACTCTGCGCGATCAGCCGCGCGGCCTCGGTCGTGGCGCGGATCGCCTCCTGCGCGCGCTGCACCCGCTGGCTTTCGCGGCCGACGGCGCTCTTGCCGATGCTGATCGCCACGCCGCCTTCCTTGCACAGCGCGTTCAGCTCCTCGGTCAACGCCACGATATCGCCGAAGCCGCGCTCCACCAGAGCCTTGTGCAACCACGCGCGCAGCGCTTCCGGCAGCTGCGCAATCTTGCCGCGCGGCGGCATCGCTCAGCCCCCCGGTTGCGGCCGTGCCACGCCGGGCACCACCGTGCGCCCGCCGGCAACGTCCAGCCCGCGCTGCGTCAGCGTGGCGATGGTCACGTCGCCCTCGCGGCCGATCGTCACCAGCCCGCTGTCGCACAGCCACCCGAGGTCGGCCTCGATCCGGTCTGCGCCCACCACGTGGCCGACCGAATCGGCGAAGCGGCGCAGCAGGTACGCGTTCGCGCGGTACTGCGCCGCGGCACTCAGCGCGCGCAGCAGCACCAGGCGGCGGTCGTGCTCCTGGTAGTCGGCGAAGGTCATCGGCGTCATGGCGTCACGGGCGGCGGTCGCGCAGCAGGTAGTCCTCGATCCGGCGCAGCGAACTGTTCATCGTGTCGATGTTGCGGTGCAGGCCGGCGGTGCGTTCGTTCACCTCGCGCACCGCGCCCTCGAGCCGCAGCAGCTCGTCATTGCTCGGCATGTGCTCCATGTGCGCGCGGATCTCCGTGATCTGCGCGCCGGCGTCCTTGAGCCGCTTGTCCATGTCGTCGCGCAGCGCGTCCACGGCGCGCGCGGCGTCCTCGCCGGGCTTGCGCAGCCACAGCGCGGCGGTAAGCACGAAATTCCAGGCCACCAACGCCACCTGCAGCCAGAAGCCGGGCTCAACTTCGTCGAATTTCATGCCTCGCGGGAAAGCTGCTGCAACATGCCGGCACTGTGCCAGCGCGGGCGCGATGCGCCAATGCAAACCAGATTGCAACCTGCGCTCCGCGCTCAGTGGGCCACCAGCGCGCCGGCCTCGAGCACCACGCGGCGGTCGCCGGCGCCGGGGGATGGCTTGGCGGCCAGCTCGCCTGCGTTCGTGAGGTACAACTTCGCGTCACCCGCTGCCGGTCCAGTGTGCATCGTCAACCCGCCGTCGGACGAGATCACTATCTGCCCCGCCCACACGTAGTGCTGCGGCGCACTCGCCGGGTAGTCGGCCGCCGCATCGTCGTAGACCGTCCAACTGAGCCGGTACTCGACCCCGGCGGCCAGGCCTGATGCGGCCGTCGCCTCGGTGATCGTGCCCGAGCCCGAGGTGGCCGCGAAGGCCTCGCTCCCGGCCCACGTCGCTGCGACGCTGCCCGTGCGCTGCCCGGCGGCGATCTGTGCATTGCTCGGCGCCGCGTATGACGCGAGGTCGATTACCCAGTAGGCGGTGCGAGCCACGCTCTACCCCTTCACCACGTGTAGTCGATCGCGGGCTTGCCCGCGCCCGGCCCGGTCCAGATCATGCGGGCGCCGCTCAGCGTCGGATGGGTGTATCCAGGGGCGGACGCGCTCGGCATCACGATTCGCCGCGGCTCGAACAGCACCCAGGGATTGCTCCCGATCGCATCGCGCTCACGGCGCGACAGCGCGCGATTCCACACTGCCGCCAGATACGTGAGGCTGCCGCGCGTAATGCCGAGCCCGACGTTGTTGTTGCAACCCAGCGTCACTGACTGCGGGTTGTTGGTGATGGTGAATCCGCCGCGCGATCCGGTCACGTCAGCGCGGCCGTTCGCGCACACTCTGATGCTGGTGCCGTCCCACACGACCCACAGGGTATTCGTGCCCCATAGCCCGGCCGACGCGCCCAGATCCAGCTCCGACCCGCCAGTGCTTGCGCACTTGATGTCGCCACCGCTGTAATACGCCTCGACGCTCAGCACGTCGCCCGTCCAAGTGCGCCCGCTGTGCATCTTGATCGCGTCGAAATTCGTGTTCCGGGTGTAGGCGAACACGCACAGCATCGTCAGCTGCGTCGCGTTGCGCATGACCTGCGTATTCGTGAACGACCAGTAGCCGCTGTCGTTCGTCAGGAACCCGCTGCCGCCCGGGCCGGGCTGCATCACGTTGTCCCCGGCGCGGATGCGCGCGCCCGCAGGATCAACCGCGTTGACTCCGGTCGCGCCGTTGAACAGGAACGTCAGATCGGCAGTTGCCGGGTGCCCGCGGTTGACGCCGGTCACGTGCGGCGGCTGCGCAGCCCACGGCAGCAAGCGGCTTCGCACGGTCATGATGACGGCCCGTCAGGCAACAAAGGTGTCGCCGGTGCACCGCACCACGACAGTCTGCCCGGTGTTGCCTGTGAATTCGATTTGTATGTAAGCAACCTCTTGTCCGAACACGTAGCTGCCGCTCGTGCTCGTGTTCGCCTGCGTACCGCCGCCCTGCACGAATACCGTCTGCCAATCGTCGTCACCCGCGCCAGCGCTGCCGGCTGATGGCATGCTCGCTTGCTTGCGTGCCATCAGGATGCGCGCCTCGCACTGCGTTGTCGGCCCGGTCGCGCCGGTGCTCATCGTCCAGCGGAGCATGCCGCCATCTGCGCCCGTGCAATCGAGCCGGCCTCGTGTCGTGCCGCCGGCTGCGTTGGCGACGTTGCTGACGACGGTGGCAGCGGTGAGAGTTTTTGCCATCGCTCAGGCCCTCACAGCGCCATCGCCGGCCACAGCGAGTTGACGGCAAATTCGAGGTCGCCGTCGGCGATCGTGCTGCCGTCGATCGCGTGCGCGCCTGCGGCGATGCTTGCATTGCACAGTGCGCCGAGTGCCCACGAATCGACCTGCTCGGTGCGCTTCAGGATGCGCTGCCCGAGCAAGATGTCGGGCGCGGCGGGCGACTGTGCCGACAGTTGCGCCAGCGCGGCTTTGGTCATCAGGTACTCGATGCGCATGCGCAGCGGCTCGCTGCGCAGCGCCATCTGGGCAAGTTCGTATTGCGTCACGTGGCCGATCCTCCAACTACGCGCCGGCCGTGCATGCGCGGCCGGCGCTTGATTGCGTCACAGATTCAAGCGGCGGCAGCCGGACCGCCGCGCACGGCTCAAACGCCCGGCCGGCCGTCGCCCGTCATCGGCTGCTGCGGGCTGCTTTCGGGCAGGTCCATCGGCTGGCGCTTCTGAACGTAGTCGGTCAGCCAGTTGCGGTTCTTCTGCACCAGCGCGCCGATGCGCGCGGCGTCGAAGGTCAACAGGCCTGCCGGCATGCGCGCACTCTGCGAGTTCGCCAACTCGACGTAGCCGGCCCGCAGCAGCCGCACCGCATGGTCGAGCTCGTCGCTCTCCATGTTCGGCACCGCCGGGAAGGGCTCGATCGGGTGCAGCATCGGGTGCGATTCGGGCATGTCGAGCTGTGGCTGGCCGAGCACGTACTTGACCGCCGCATCCACGTCGTCCAGGTACTTGAGCATGCGCGCCATGTCGAACTCGTTTGTGAAAGCGAGGTTCGCGGACACGCTCTTCATGACCTCGAACGCATAGCGCGCGAGCTTGTCGGCGAGGTAGGTCACGTCGAGGTTGTAGACGCCGGGTGGGAACTTGGTGTCGATGTCAGCCATTGCGGCCTCCTAGGGTTGCACCGGCTCTGCGGCCGGCAGTTTGGGGTCAGCGCTCAGTGCGTCGTAGGCGGCTTCGCAGGCGCGGCCGGCGACGATGGCTCGGTCAGCAGCTGCAGCCACTGCTCCATATCGGCCTGCGCAGCTTGCGAGTGCGTCGGCCATTCCTGCTGCCGTGCCTGCGCCGGCAGCGGCGGGATCTGCGGCGGCGGCACCGGCCGCAGCGGTGGCGAGCCGGCTGCGCAGCCGCTCAGCAGCAGCAGCAGCAGCATCTGCGCGCGCGCGCGCCTGCGTGAGTTGACGGTCGGCATGGTCGGCCACCTGTTTCTGCGCCGCCAGGCGGCGGCCGGTTTCGGCATAGGCCTCGGCCAGCGCGCGCTCGCGCTCGGCCGCGGCCTGAATCTGCGCCTGTCGCACCTCGGCGGCTGCGGCGGTTGCGCGGTGGCGCTGCACCGCTCCCCAGCTCAGCACGGCGGCCACCACCCACACCCACCAGGGCACGGCGCGCAGCAGGCCCAGCGCGGCCGCCATCGTCACGCCCACCCCTGGCGCCGCTGCTTGGCGCGCTGCCACAGCACGACGGCGCCGATCAGCAGCAGCACGGCCGGCAGCACCATCTCGGGCGGCATGCCCATCGTGTCGAGCAGCTCGCGCGCCTGCTTCGCCAGCCCGCCGAACAGGCCAATGTGCTCGCTGGCCTGCGCGCTGATGCCGGCGGCACCGGCGGCGGCCGCCACCGCGCCGCTCTGCGCGATCGGCGACGTGGCCAGCGTGCTGGACGGCTCCACCGCCTGCGGCATCCGCTCGGCCGGCGCACCGGCATCCGGTTGCAGGTACAGCGCGCCCTCGGCTGCGCGGCGCGCCGTCAGGCCCGCCAGCTCGACCAGCACGCCGCCCACGCGCGCCTTGTTGAACAGGCTGAAGGCGCGCGCGGCGCTCAGCGTGTCGCCGGCGTTGTGGCGCTTTAGCGCGGTGCTGCGCGCGAACGCGGCCTGCCCGATGTTGTACGACAGGCTCACCAGAGCGGCCAGCTCGTTGCCGGTGGGCGTGCGGGTGCACAGGTCGCGCACGGCTGCGGTGCGCGCAACCAGGCTGCGGCAGAAGTCGGCGTCGGCCTCGGCCTTGGTCCACCGCATGCCGGCCGCAACGTCCTCCGTCTGGCCCCAGCCGATGGTCCACACACCGGCCGGGCAACGGTACGCCTGCAGGCGCAGGCCCTCGTAGTCGGCGATCAACTCGACGCCGGCCAGCGGTATGGGCCAGGCCAGCGCCGGGTCCGGCAGCGGCCGCAACGGCATGCGGGCGGGTGCGGTCATGGCGTCGGCGTCAGGCCAGCGCGATCGGCTGCTGGGCCTCGAAGTTCAGCTCGGTTGCGGCGGTGGCAATGCCCACGCGCTGCACGACGTTGCCGGAGCCGCTGGGGGCGGTGTTGGTGCACCCGCCCGCGGTGGTGGAGAGGAACACATTGCCGCCGGTCAGCCCGGTGACTCCGGTGTTCGCGCCCTCGAAATACACCGTCGCGCTCGCGCCGCTGGCGGCCGCCGCCAGCACGAAACCGTGCGCCTCCTTGCCGGCGGTGGTGGCGTCGGCCTTGCGCACCTTGGTCGTGCCGGCGTCGTTCCAGATGTTGACCAGGTTGCCGGCCGACAGCGCTTCGCTCGCGGTCAGCACCTTGGTGTCGGCGCCGATGCCGGTTGGCATCATGCTGTTGTCGATGCGGCCGGAGCCGTCGAGCGCCACGAGCTTGCCCGCATCGCCGACACCGGCACTGCTGGCCTTGCCGTTGACGATGCTCAGGTCGAGGACGCCGCTCGCGTTGAGCGCCGGGATCGCCTGCGCGTCGCCGGCGCCGGCGCTGGTGGTCAGTGCTGCCTGCTCGGCGAGGGTGCCGGCTGAATTCTTGATGAACTTGGTCGTGGATGCGGTACCCATTGCGGTCTCCGGTGGTGGTGGTTCAGGCCAGCGCGATCGCCGGCTGCAGGTTCAGCATCAACCGCTGCGCCGTCAGCGCCCAGCCGATGGGTTTGAGGTAGACGCCGCCAGGGGCTGGCGTCTGCACCAGCGCGCCGGCCAGGCCAAGGAACACGGGTGCGCCGGGCGTCCATGCCCAGCCGGCGTGCTCGAGCACGTCGTTGCGCTGCACCGTCACCGCCGCGCCGGACGCGGCCGCGCCGGTGGTGACGCCTGCAACCAGCGTGGCATGCGCGGCAACGTCGGCACTGGCGTACACCAGCTCGCCGGCGGCGCTGTAGGCCACCACCGCGTGGCCCGACACCGCCTCGCCCGCAATGCCGGTCAGCAGCCCGCCGCCGGGCGCGCCGGGCGGCCCCTGCGGCCCCTGCGGGCCCTGCGCGGCAAGCTCGATCAGCTCGACCGCGGTCTCGGTGATAACGATCTGCTCGGCCATGCTCGGCGCCTCAGCGCGTGACCTCCGGGCGCACCTTCACGGAGCCCTCGGTCAGCCGGCGCACGCTGCCGTCGGCCTGCACGATCTCGAGGTCGTACACGGCGCGCACCCAGGTGATGGCCGCTGTCTCGACGGCCGTGAGGCGCAGCGTGATCTCGCCGCCAGTGGCGCCAAGCTCGATCCGGCCGTTGCCGGTGGTCAACTCCAACAGTACGTCCGGCGACTCGACCCGCGTGCGCACGTGCATGCGCGCGCTGCAACCCGTCAGGTCAACCGGCACCGCTGGCACGCCGGCCTTCCACACGAGCGGAACTCGCCAGGTCTCGCCCTGGAGGATCGTCAGCGGCAGGCGAAACGCGGCCATGCCGGCACTGTGCCAGCGCGCGCGCCTGCCGCCAATGCAAACCGGATTGCAAGCTGCGCCGTGCGCCGGCGGCGCTGACGCCTCGCGGCCTGGCTACGCGGCGCCAGATGAGTAGACGGCGACCACGCGCCTTTCGCCGATTGCAAACGCAAAACGGACGCCGGCGTCCGTTTTGCTTGCGCTGTGCGCAAATTCGTTGCGCAGGCTGTCAAAACGGACGCCGGCGTCCGATTTGCAGTGCGCCAGATCACGAATCAGCGGGTGCGCCGGTACAGCAGGGCCGTGAGCGCCGCCAGCTCGTCACCGGACAGGTCGTGCCGCAGCAGCCGCCCAACATCCTGCGCCAGATCGATCGCGCGTCGCAGGCGGCCGGCGTCAACCGGCTGCGCGCTGCTGCCTTCGGCTGCGTACGCAGCGGGCGGTTCGGCCGCAACTTGCTCCCTGGGATCGGCCGCATTCGGCGGCCGGCAGAACACCAGCCAGTCGAGCGACCGGCCCGACAACTCGGCGGTGCGCACCAACGCGTGCAGCGGCACCGCTCGGCGCGCGCTCTAGCTCTTAACCGCGCCCAGGCTTTCGCCCAACACCGCGGCCAGCGCCGGCAGCGACTCGACCCCCAAGGCGCGCTTCACGCGCGCCAACACCTGCGTGTCGTCGTCCCCCATCGGAATCTTTTTGCGGCCGGGGTGTTGACGCGGCTGCAAGTTGCATCTAGTATAGGTCGCAGATTGATTCTGCAACCATCCCTAGAGCGTACCGCATGCACCCAGCCGACATCAACGCCGCCCTGCGCAAGGCCGGCAGCAGCCAGGCCGCCGTAGCGCGGTCGCTGGCCGCAGACGGCCGGCCGGTATCGCACGGCGCCGTGCATCTGGTCGTCAGCGGCCGCGGCACATCGGCGCGCATCGCTCGCCGCATCAGCGAGATCACGGGCACGCCGGTATCGCGGCTGTGGCCGCACCGCTACCTCGATCTGCAGGCCGAGCAGGCGGCGGCGCGCGAAGCCGCGCGCATTGCCATCGCAGGCCGCAAGGCCGCCCAGCCGGGCAACCCCGCCAAGAGGCCCTGATCCACCCACCACCCGCCCGCCACCCAACCGAGGAACCCGCCATGCCGCGTACCACCGCAGCCGCCCGTGCCGCAGCCGCCAAGACCGGCGCCGCACAGATCGACACCGACGCTGACAACTACGGCGCCTTCGTCCAGCGTCGCATCGACGCCGGCGCCGCGCGCGCGCCGCAGACCACCGCCGCAAAGAGCGCGTTCCACATGGCGGCCAAGGCGCGTAAGCGGCCCGACGCCTACATGTCGGTGCCGCTGATCGACATCGCCTCGGCGTCGATCGAGCACGGGCTTCCGATCCCGCCGCGCACCGGCGGCTTCGGCAGCAAGTTCTCGGCGCTCGCTGCACGCATGCAGCCCGGCGACTCCTTCGCGATGCCCACGCGGCAGGCGGTCAACTTCATCGCGACGGTGCGCAAGTCCAGTGACGAGCAGGTGCGCGCGATGCGCTTCACCTACCGCTCAGACGCGCAGCGCGCCGGCTGGGCGCGCGTGTGGCGCGAGTCCTGATCGCGCACCGCCCGCGCCACCGACGTCACACCCTCACCGCCCCCACCACCCACCCCCCCACCCGCAGGAGACCGTCATGCAGCTCTACCGCGCCATCGCCTACCAGATCCAGTCGCTCGACACGCCCGAGCGTGACGTGCAGCCCGAGGCCTGCGTGTTCTGGGAGGCCGAGAGCGCCGACTCGGCGCGCGTGATCCTGCTGCGGATGCTGTCGCTCGCCTGGGGCTGCACACCGGCAGACGTGGAGTTCTACAACATGATGAGCGAGGAAGAAATCCTCGCCGAAGGCGCCGACGAAGCGCCCGGCGACGCGTCGCTGTGGCTCAGCGGCTGGTACAACGGCCCGCTGTTCCGCCGCGTCGACCAGGCGCTGATGTTCGTGCGCCCCACCACCGCGAGGCGGCTGCACAACGCGCAGGCTGCGACGATCCCGTTCCGCACCCTGCAGCGGCTCGCTGCCGAGAGGCACGAGGACAGCCTGCGCGCCCAGGAGCGCGAGCGCACCGGCTTCCTCCACAACCTGGCGCGCATGGTGTCCGGAGCCCAGCACCCCGCGCACCACGGCTGACCAGCAGCACGCACGGACGCACGCAGATGGATGCCGACAAGTACATCAGCGACATGCAGCAGCGGCTGCTGGCCGTTGTCCGCACGCTCGGAGGGCACGAGGTCGACGGCCTGCTGCCGAGCCAGATCGCCGCCCGCGCCGCGTGCTCGGCCAGCCAGGTCACGCGCGACCTCGCCAACCTGCGCAAGGCCGGGTGGGCAGAGGAGCTGCCGGGCGCGCCCGGCCGCTGGCGGCTCGGCCCGTCAGCCGTTGCGCTCGCCATGCGCCACATGACCGGCATGGACCGAGCCCGCCAACGCCTCGACGAGACGGCGCGCCGATTCGGCCGCAGCGACGACTGACCCAGCACCCAACGCCCACCCACCACCACAGGCAGCGCACCTCAAATGATCCAGGAGCCAGAACCCCAAGGAAGCCGGCGCGGCCGCAAGCCGCACGCCGCCGGCGACGTGATCGGCATCGAGCTTGACACCGCAGCCGTCAAGTCCGCGAGCGACGCAATCGCCGTGCTCGGCCCGCGCCAGCGCGAGATCACCGAGCGATTCGGCGACGGCCAGCCTTACGACCGCGTGCGCGTGTCCGACGAGGCCCGCTTCTTTCTCGGCCACGCGCAGGCCGCATTTCTCGAAGTCGGGCGCAGGCTGCTGCTGATCAAGGAACACGAGGCCCACGGCGACTTCATGATCGCGGTCGAGTCGCTGGGCCTGAACGAACGCGTGGCGCGCCGCATGATGCAGGCGACCCTGAAGTTCAGCGGCCCCAAGCTCGCCGGCAAGGCGCGGCTGATGCAGCTCGGCCAGAGCAAGCTGTTCGAACTGTTGGTCGAGGACGACGAGGCGCTCGCCGAACTGGATGAAGGCGGCACCGTGGCCGGCCTCAAGCTCGACGACATGCAGGTGATGTCCCGCGCCGAGCTTCGGGCCGCGCTGGCCGATGCGCGGCAGCGCGAAGCCGCGAAAGACCGCGTCATCGCAGACAAGAACCGCAAGCTCGACGACCTGGCCGAGAAGCGCCACCGCAGATCCAGCGACGACACCGCGGTGCGCGAGCGCGCACAGCTCGAACTGCTGCGCACCCGGCTGCAAAGCGCAGACCTCAGCATCGCCAGCGCGGTCGGCGCGGTGCTCGAAGTGATGGCCGATCCGGCCACCCCGCGGGCAGGCCTCACCGCCGGCCAGGCGGTCGAGCAACTGCTGCGCCAGCTCATTGACAGCTGCATGCAGCACGGCCTGAGCATCGACCTGGCCGCCGAGGCCGATCCGTTCTGGCTGATGGAGATCCGCGCCGCCGCCGCCGCCGGCAAGACGGTGGCCGAGCAGCAGGGCGCGGCGCGCGCGGCGCAGGCGCGGCGCAACGGTGGTGCGGCATGACGATCGACACCGCTGCACGCATCACCGCGTCGCGCGCCGCGATCCTGCGGCTGCTGCACAACCACACGCACCCGACGGTACTGCGCGCGCGCGCCGCGGCCCTCGAAGTCCGCGCCGACAACATCGCCAGATACGTCGGCTGGCCAGCGCTCGTCGAGTCGATCCGCGCCGACGTCGATGCGCTGCGCGACGCGGCCAGCACGCGCGGCGCCATTGCCGCGCTGCGGGGCGCGCAATGACCGCGGCGCCGAAGCCGATGCACGTGCGCGCGCGCCACGCCGTGCTGCGCGCCGACGCCGTGCGCATGCAGCTCGTGCTGGCCGACGTGGAACGCATGGCGCTGCGCATGGCGCACGGCGGCGACGTGGCGCGCCGCAGCATGGGCGACGTGATCGATGCGCTGTGCGCCATCGCCACCGATGCCGAGCGCCTGGCGCAGACCGGCCGCATGGCCGACGCGCGCCGCTACCTGCAGCATGCTGCCGCGCTGGCCGCAGTCGCCGCAGGCGTGCTGGTTGGCAACGGCTGCAGCAAGAGCTGACCGCCACCATGCGCCTGACCAGCACCGAGTTCGAGATCGTCGCCCGCGCGCGCGACGCACTCGCAACCGCGCCGCGCGGCGAGCGCCGGCGCATCGTGGCCGACGCCGCCGCGACCATCGGATGCAGCATGCAGACCGCCTACCGCAAGCTCGGCGCCGCCGGCTTCGACGCAGGCCGCAAGCGCCGCAGCGACGCCGGCGAAACCATGCTGTCCGACCAGCAGCTCGCCGACCTTGCCGGCGTGCTGCACGCCAGCATCAATAACAAGGGCCAGCGCATGCCGGTGGCCGACGCGATTTCGATGCTCGCGGCGAGCGGGCGGCTCGACACGCAGGTGTCGGCCAGCACCGTCAGCCGCCAGCTCTACCAGCGCCGCATGCACCCCGAGCAACTGCGTCACGACACCCCGAGCCAGCAGATGGCGAGCCTGCACCCGAACCACGTGTGGCAGATCGACAGCACCGTCGGCGCCTACTACTACCTGCCCGGCGGCCGCCTGCGCTGGATGCCGGAGGACGAGTTCTACAAGGGAAAGATCGGCAACCTTGTCAAGGCCAGCAGCGACCTGCTGACCCGCTACACCTGCGCCGACCACACCAGCCACGCGTTCAAGGCGCGGCACTACATCGGCGGCGAGACGGCAGAGAACCTCGTCGATTTCGTGACATGGGCGATGTGGAAGCAGCCCGACAGCCCCATGCACGGCGTGCCGCTGATCCTCGTCATGGACCCGGGCGCCGCGAACAAGGGCCAGCTGATGCGCAACCTGGAAAAGCGCCTGCGCTTCCGGCTGATCCACCACGCCGCCGGCGCCGCGCGCGTGACCGGCAGCGTGGAGAAGGCGCACGACTTGGTTCGCATGCACTTCGAGACGCGCCTGCGCTTCGTCGACCGCACGCTCGTCGATCTGGCCTGGCTGAACGACGAGGTGTCGCGATTCTGCGCGGCCTACTGCGCATCGGCTGTGCACACCCGGCACCAGCAGACGCGCTACGCAAAGTGGCTTGAAATCCGCGAGACGCAGCTTCGCGCCGCGGCCAGCCTCGAGGCACTGCGCGAGGCAGCCGTCACCGAACCCGAGACGCGCCGCGTCAGCAACCTGCGCGGCGTCAGCTACGCCGGCCGCAGCTATGACCTGTCGCTGGTGCCTGGAGCGGCGCCAGGTCTCAAGGTGCAGGTGGTGCGCAACCCGTTCCGCTCGCCAGCGATCGACGTGCTGTTCACGTGCCCAGACACCGGCGAGCAAACCTGGCACGTCGTGGAGCCGATGCAGACCGACGCACACGGATTCGCGCAGGGCGCGCAGGTCTGGGGCGAAGAGCCGCGCACCGCCGCCCACACCGACATCGACCGCACCCGCAACCGCCTGCAGCGCGAGGCCTACCGCACCGGCGACGGCCTGCCCACGCTGGCCGAAGCCGCAGCGAAGCGGCGCACGCACGCGCAGGCCTACGCTGGCGTGGTTGACGCGTTCGCCGACGTTCACGCCGCCGCGGTGCCGACCTACATGCCGCGGCGCGCGACGCTGCTAGACCTGCCGCAGCGCAACGTGCAGGCACGGCGCATCACAGTGGTCGAGGCCTGCCGCCTGCTGCGCGCGCGCCTGGGCAGCGCCTACGTGCCGCAGGTGTACGCCGACGTGCAGGCGCTGCACCCCGACGGCGTGCCCGAGGATCAGCTCGACGCCCTGGCCGCGCGCTACGCGCCGGCGCCGGCGGACGCCGCGCGCGCAACCGGCTCGGGGGCGGCATGACGGTTCGCCGCTCCACGCTGTACGACCCGGCAGACCCGCCGCCCGGCGTTCGCCTGCGCCTTGGCGTGGTGGCCGCCGCGCTGCACGTCACCGTTACCGAGCTTGCCGGCGCCGCATCTCTGCCGCGCCCGAGCCTCTACCGGCTGCTGACGAACGAATGGCCGGCGCGTGCGAAGCCGGCCGAGCGCGCCGCGATCCGCGCGGCGATCGAGGCGCTGCTGGTAACCCACGGCGCCACGCAGGCGCAGATCGCGACGCTGTGGCACGCATATGGTGGGCACGGCGCGCCCTACCGCGCGGAGGCCGCCGCGAGCCCAGAAGTCCAGACCACCACCCAACCAGAGGAACCCGAAATGCTGCTGCCCAAGCAGGCGCTGTCACCGCAGGCGCGCCGGCACTTCAAGTTGTTCACCAACCCGTTCGACGGCGAGGTGCAGCGCGACGAGCACTTCTTCTCCGGCGACGACATGCGCTACGTGCGCGAGGCCGCGTGGCAGTGCAGCCAGAACGGAGGCTTCGCGGCCATCGTCGGAGAAAGCGGCGCCGGCAAGACGACGGTGCTGGCAGATCTCGAAGCCCGGCTGCAGGCAGAGGCGCGCGGCGTCATCGTGATCCGCCCGAGCGTGCTCGGAATGGAGGAATCGAACGCCAAGGGCCAGATGCTCAAGAGCACCGACATCCTGCACGCGGTGATCACCACCTTGCAGCCAGAGGCCACCGTGCCGCAGACGCTGCAGGCGCGCACCGTGCGCGCGGCCAAGATGCTTACCAGCAGTGCCGAAGCCGGCGCCACACACCTGCTGGTGATCGAAGAGGCGCACGGCCTTCCCGACCACACCCTCAAGCACCTCAAGCGGCTGCACGAGCTGCGGCTTGGGCGGCGCAACCTGCTTGGCATCCTGCTGCTGGCGCAGCCGGAGCTGAAGCTGCGCCTGGCCAACGGCCTGCGCACCGGCGTGCTGCGCGAAGTGGCGCAGCGGGTCGAAATCGTCGAGCTGCTTCCGCTGGATGCCGACCTGCGCGGCTACCTGCAATGCCGCGCAGAGGCGGCAGGGGCGAAGCTCGCCGACCTGGCCGACGACGGCGCGGTCGAGGCGCTGCGCACGCGCCTGACGCGCAAGACGAGCACGGGCGCAGTCAGCATGTGCTACCCGCTCGCCGTCAACAACATGATGACCCGCGCGCTGAACATGGCCGCCGAGATCGGCGCGCCGACGGTGACGCGCGATGTCATCGGCGCGATCTGACGAAAGGGGCTTTCAGTGATTGCAAACAGGTGGTGGCAGCCGGATCACACGCGCACGCAGATCTATCGCGCGGTGCAGGCTGCCGGAGAATCCGGGATCGCTCGGCAAGAGCTGCTCGCGCAGATCGCGCGCGCCAAGTCTGTCGTGGACCTCGGCCTGCATCGCATGCTCGCCGACAGCCACATCACCCGCACCGCCTATGGGTGGTACATCGTCGGCGAGCGCATCCCGCCGATCGTCGGGACCACCGAGGAAATGGCGATCTCCGTGCTGGACGACTGCCCCAGCGGCATCAACCTAGAGCTGCTGTCGGACGAGCTGATGATCGACGAGCCCGAGGTGCTGCGCGCGCTGGGCCAGCTCGAGACGTGCGGTCGCGCCGAGCGAATCCCGATGCCGCCCGAGCACGGCGGCGGCATCGGCTGGCGCCTGTGCGCGGCGGCTGCGGCTGCGGATGCGGCTGCGGATGCGGCTGCGGACTCGCCGCTGATCGAGGTGCCGGTGTTCGTCAATCTCGACATCGACCGCATCCACCACGTTCGCGGCGCGGTCGCGCAGCCGCAACCGCTCGACGCCGAGCGCGTGACCGTCGCGACCGGCGACATGGAGATCACGCTCTCGATCGATGCAGCGTACAAGCTGGCGATGGTGATCACCCAGCGGCTGGAACAGATCGCGCAATCCGCAGCCGGCGGAACGCAATGAAGAACGAGCCACTCAGCGCCCAGGCGCAACTCCTGAATCTGCTGCTGTTGTTCCGCTCCCAGCATGTTCCGGTTGACACCCTGGCCGCCAGGGCTCGTATGTCGGAGATCGTGGTGCGCGCGGTGCTGCAAGAGCTGTGGGACCAGGGCTACGTGACATGCACGATCGGCGCCGACGGGATGATCTGCGCCGCCAGGTGTCCGGCAATGCCTGCTGGCTGATGTGATGCGCATCACCTGCCCCGCCTGCCACGCAGAGACCAGCCTAGAAGCGGTTGTCGGCCGCGAGGCCGACGCGCGTGCCGTCAGCGCATTCCTCGCGCGGAACATGCAGATCGGCGACGCGCTGGTGCAGTACGTGGCGCTGTTCCGCCCGGCAAAGCGCAGGCTCGGCCTGGCGCGCATGGTGGCGCTGATCGAGGAGCTGATGCCAGACATCGAGCGCGGCGCGATAGCGCGCAAGGGCCGCGACTGGCCTGCGCCCGCGGGCCTGTGGCGCGCGGCCATCGCGCAGGTGCTGCTCAACCGCGACAAGGGCACGCTGACCCTGCCGCTGACCGGCCACGGCTACCTGTACGAGGTGCTGCAGGGAATGGCGGATAAGGCCGAGGCGCAGGCCGAGCGCGACACCGACGCCGCGCGGCGCGCGCGCCCGCACCAGGCCGGCCCGGCGCACGTGGCCGCGGCCGCGCAGGCGTTGCAGCCGCTCGCCGCCGACACCCCCAGCGCCGACGTGCGCCGCCGCCTGGCGCAGGTGCGCGCCGACGTGGCGCTGCGCGGCGTGCCGGTGCCGCCGATCCCCGAATGCGGAGGTGGGCAGCCATCATGACCACGAAGACGCAGCTCCTCAACACGCTGGCCGCGCACCAGGGCCGCGAGCACGGCATCGGCGCGCGCGATCTGGCAGCGCAGCTCGGCGTACCGCCGCGGCGGCTGCGCCTGCTGATCAGCCGATGTCGAGACGAAGACGGCGTGGCGATCTGCGGCCACCCGTCCACCGGCTACTACATGGCCTGCACGCCGGCCGAGCTGGCGGCGAGCTGCGCATTCCTCGAGCACCGCGCGCTGCACAGCCTGCGGCTGCTGTCGCGGATGAAGAAGGTTTCGCTGCCAGACCTGCTGGGGCAGCTCAAGATAACCGCCTGAAGGAGGCACGATGGCAAACACCCTTGACGATCTTATCGACGGCGCGCGGCTGCTGTCGGATGCGCGCGCGCAGCTCGGCACGCTCGTGCAGGCGCTGCAGGCCGGCATCGAAGCACTCAAGGCCGACGCGATGCCCGAGATTCGCGACGCGATCGCCGATGCGAGCGAGGCCTGGCAGGATTTGGAGAAGGCGATCCAGGCCAACCCGCAATTGTTCGTGAAGCCTCGCACCGTGGCCTCGCACGGCATCGTGTTCGGGATCGAGAAGGGCAAGGGCGCGATCGAGTTCGCCGACCCACAGAAGACCTGCGCGCTGATCCGCCGCCACTTCCCCGACCTGGCCGACACGCTGATCGTCACGCGCGAGGCGCCGGTAAAGAAGGCGGTGGCGCAGCTCAGCGTTCAGCAGCTGCGGCTGATCGCCGCGACGGTGATCGATTCCGGCGACCAGGTGGTGATCCGCCCGGCGCCCAGCGACGCCGACAAGCTGGTGCGCGCGCTGGTGCGCGCCGAGCTGGCAGAGGAATGAGCGCAAGAACACCAGCAGCGAATGGGCGCGGACGGCGGCTTGCCTCCGAATGCGCCACTGGGCCGTCAGCGGAAGGTGGGCCCGCGCGGCACACATGCGCGCAATCGCAACCGCCGCAGCCGGCGATCAGGTACACCGGGAGCATCATGAATCCCGCGGTACTGATGGTGGAGCACTCCTCACCCACCGCGGCGCCGGCCGCCTTGCCCGGCGGGCGTGATCGCCGGGCACCTTTTCAGGGTCGATCGACATGGCTGACAACGCAGATCCGATGACGGTGCAGCTCCAGGTCAACAACACCGGGGCGTGGAAGACAGTTTCGCGATTCACCTGGGTGGAGGCCGAGCTGTACTACAGCCGCACGGGCGTGGAGCGCATCGCACTGGCGGATCGCCAGGCATCGCGCTGGCGCATCGCCACATGCGATCCTGTGCCGCGGGTTCTGCAGCGATTCTCGGTCGAAAGCGGCTGGCAGGAGCCGACGCTGTGAGTGGGGAGCGGCTGAAGGCGGCCGTCGCGCAATTGCTCGGGCAGCAGCGATTCGAGCTACCGGCGGCGAGCGGGTCGCGCGTCGTGGTCGATGGCCGCGAGGTGACCGACCTGCGCCAGATCCGCGACCCAGACGACCAGGCCGACCAGGATCGGCGGCGCGCGCAGGCCCGCCGGCAGAAAGACCGCGCGCGCTACGAGCTGCGGAAGCACGACCCGAAGTTTCAGCAGCAGCGGGCGGCATGGCTCGAGCGCAACCGCGAGAAGGTCCGGGCGTACAAGCGCGACTACGACCTGCGCACGCGCGACCATCAGCGCGCGCTGAAATCGGCATGGGCGAGGAGAACCTACGCCGAGCAGGCCGAGCGGCGCCGGGAATCGTCGCGCGCCTACTACCAGCGCAACCGCGAGCGCATATGCGCAGACAAGCGCGCGCTGCGCCAGGAGGCTGCTGCGGCGGCTGCTGCGGCGGCGGCGGCGGCTGAATGCGCAGCGGGCGGCGGATGATGGGCGCGGTGGTGGACGGCGCCGGAGCTCGCCGGGCCGACCTGGCGGCGATCCACCTCGCGAAGAAGGAGCTCGGCTGGGACGACGGCACCTATCGCGACGTGATGTTCGCTGTCTGCCGCGTGCGCAGCGCAGCCGACATGGATTTCGCCGGCCGCAAGCGGTTTCTGGCGCATTTGCGACAGTGCCAGCAGCAGCTCGGCCTCGTGCCGCGCGCGCAGGCCCGGCCGGCGCCCTGGAGCCCGCCGCTGCGGGCGCTGTGGTCGCTGTGGCAGCGCCTGGCCGACGCCGGCCTCGTGCACGATCGCGGCCGCGATTCGCTGCAGGCGTGGGTGACGCGGCAGACAGGCGTCGACCGGCTCGAATGGCTTACAACCCACCAGCTCGACATGGTGCTCGTCAGCGCCAAGCAATGGCTGGCGCGCGCTGGGTCGGCAGCTGGCTGCGAAAATCAGAGCCATGTGCGCAGGGAGTGTTGAAATGGGTAGGAAAAGTAGGCAGCGGCTGTATCAGTTCGTGGATGCTCTGGTGGAAACCGGCGCGCGCAAACTCGTTGCCGACGAATTGCTCGCAGATTCCGATATGGCACGGTCGGTAATGAGGGAAATCGCGCACTCGATCTGCAATCAATATGCGCGCAGCATGCTGTACGTGCCCGCAGACCTCGAATTCTCTCTGTCGAAGCGAGACGTTGAACTCTGGGAGAAATACGGCTCAGACGGCGCCGGCGGAGAGCGCAAATTCAGCCCGCAGCGGGTGGCACAGTTGGCGGACGAGTATCGTCTGACGACGCAGCAGATCTACTGCATCCTTCGGCTGATGAGCCGTCGCGAACTCGAGGCCAGACAGAGCTGCATTCCCGGCCTCGATTCCGTGGACGATGCCTTGGCATGATCTGATCGGTCGCTACTTGGCCGTATCGCCTGGCCCTATCTGACCGGATTGATCCAGATCTGACCGGATCGATCCAGATCGATCGAATTCAGCCGCGCCGCTAGGCGTCGGCTGGAATGAGGGGTTAGCCGGCTCCCCCGAAAAGCGGCACAACGTAGGAACGCAATGGAAACTTTCGTGCAACCCAAGATCACCGGCTACCGCCAACTGAACGAGGCCGAAGCCGCGCTGATGAACGAGATCAAGGCCGAGGGCGTGAAGCTCGGCGAGCTGGTGGCGAAGCTGCGCAGCACCGAGGGCCTGGACCAGCGGTGGGTGAGTATCGGCGCCACCGACTTGCAGACCGGCCTGATGGCGCTGACGCGCGGCGTGGCCCAGCCCACCACATTCTGAGCATGGACGCGGCGCCCGACTTCGAGGCCCTGCGAGCCCGCAGGAATGCGGCTGTGCAGGAAATGCACCAGAAGATGGCCGACGAGTGGGGCGTGCCGCTGCAAAGCCTGCGCTCCAACTTCAACCCGGCCGCGTGCTACTGCGCATGCGGCACGGGCGGCCCCTGCGAACACAAGTGGGACGGCGAAGGCTGGGAGAGCGAAGACGGGTGCGCGTGGAGCGCGACGTGCTCGCGGTGCGGCTGCACTGCGATGAGCCACGACATGAGAAACGCCCCGTGAACCACAAGCCGGCTAACTGACCGGATCGATCCCGTCCAGCCAGGCCGCAGGAGGCTGCACAATGCCTTGCACAAACTGCAAGGCTTTTGCATTGCATTTCGCAAAGATGCACGTCTTCCCGCCACTTCCGGGCCTTCTTTCTCGCTCGTCCCCAAGAAATATCTCACTCCCGGTCAGTG